CTATGTGTTTTTGTAAGCCTGTGTCGGAGAATAAAAACAATGTTTACCGATACGATTGTAAATCACGCCGATATTGGTAGGAAAATAGTTTGGACAGGTTGAGGAATAAGGATTAAAATAGAATAAAGAATTGCCGACCGAGCTGTCGGTATTGCCTGCAAGTGCCCAATCTGCAATTTCGTAGTGTATATCTTCAGGTACAATATTATACACATTTTGCGCATTGTACTGACCCCCTACGGAAGTCTTTAAGCAGGTAAACTGATTTGGCTGTGTAATGATTGCCCGCACATCTCCACCGTTGCTTATCCGTGCAAATTCCCCGTAAGGAACAGTTGACCTGTTGATAATCACAGAGGCAACCGCACGCATACCTTCAATCCCCTCTCCTCCGCTTTCGCATTTTAACAACCGAGCAAACAATTCTCTTGTGTCAAGAGCCATAAAATCACCCGCCTTACGAAAAATAATTCGGTATTGCTTATTCATTTCATTTTATGATAAAATAATAATTTAGTTACAGGTATTGACAATTTTTAATTGAGCCGTTATAATAGTTGAGTACGATAATTTAATATGGAGATGTACCCAAGTGGCTGAAGGGTCTGGCTTCGAACACCAGTAGGTCGGTAACTCCGACGCGAGAGTTCAAATCTCTCCATCTCCGCCATAATATTGAGACCAAAAAGATGTCTCTTGCGAAAAGCCCGATTATATCGGGCTTTTTTGCTACCCAAACGGCGATTTTTCTCTGTACCGAAACGCAGATGTAAAATCGCCGTTTTCCCTTTGCGGATAGACTTGAACTCCCGAAAAGTAAATATCAGATACACAGACAGATAGAAAGCAAAAATCTATCTGCCTTTTTTATTACCCTGAAAAGGAGAAATCAAATATGCTACAGAAAAAATTAGTCAAACGCCTCAAAGCTCGGTACGACACCAAGATGGACGGCAACGAATGGATGAAAGTGTCCTCGGGCGGCATCCCCCTCTGCCGGATAAAATACAACGGTCAATTTCTAAGCAACGCCGACCAAAACATCTCGGATGAATACCGCAGTAAAATTGCAGATATTCAGGATGAGATCTCTACGGTGCGGAAATATGTCGGACTCTGCGAACACGCACCGCAGATGCAAGCTGCCGATGTCTCCGATTACAGACAGCTTGCCGCTTTCGGAGATACTGTGTTGGCGGCAACCTACAGCGAAAAGAACGGCTTTATGTTCTGTACCTGGAAACAGAACGCAGACGGCGACTCGGTGTTCCGGGGAGATTACTCGCCGAACTATGAATATGTCAAGGAACTGCAGAATAACTACAACAGAAAGGAAAGACAAATAACTCTATCAAGGCGGAGTATAAGATGGAATCGGTTCGACTTGTGCAGGTCAAAGACCGCCCTTTTTTCTCTGCTGTGGGGCAAAAAGTGTGGCTTTTGTGCAAAGCCTCGTAAGAAGCAGTTGAGAAATAGACAGGTTTATGCTATAATCTAATTTAAAAAGGTATACCAAAGGTAAAACAAAAACGAATGAAGGCGAAATGGGGTCTGTTTATGACCGAACAGAAAAAGAACACTATCATAATAAGCGGCATCGCTGTACTTGCCGTGATACTGGCATATTGCTTCCGAATTGTAGGCAGAGGCAGCTTCTACCCGATGCTGTTTTCCTATCTGCGCAGCTTTATCTATATCGGTCTGTTCGCTGCCTGGGGGCTCTCCGTCCGTCAGCGGATCGTGCAAAAGCAGGTGTGCAGGTTTATGACGGTCACCGCAGTGCTGCTCATCATCTGGATGGTAGTCCGTTCGGCAAAGTATTTTATATTCTGGCAGCCGGACGCCGTCCGTTACCTGTGGTATCTGTTCTATCTGCCCATGCTGTTTGTGCCTATGCTGGCACTGCTGATTGCCATGTCATTGGGAAAGCCGGACGAATACAAATTCCCCAAGGGAATGTCGGTTCTGTGGATCATCTCCGGCACATTGCTTCTGCTCGTGCTCACAAATGACCTGCACCAATTCGTATTTACCTTTCCGAAGGACGCCGCCGTGTGGACAGACAAAAACAACGGCTACTCGGTAGGCTACTTCATTAGTGTGGGCTGGCAGGTGCTGTGTGCCTTTGCCGCACTCGTAATTATGTTTTTCAAATGCCGTGTGCAAAAAGGAAGGCTCCACTTCCTGCCCATTGTTCCTATGCTGCTGGCGATTGTTTACAGCGCACTTTACTATGCGGGTGCGGATTGGCTGCTCCACTTGTTCGGCGATATTGCCGCATTCCAAAGTGTGATGTATATTCTGACCTTTGAGTTTTGCATCGCCTGCGGATATATCCATTCAAACAGCCGTTATGTGGACTTGTTTGCCTCCTCTGTTGGCACATCGGCAGAGATCACCGACAAGGACTTTACCGTTCGGTATGCAGCTGTAAACACTGCACCTATCTCAAAGGAAACGATGAAAAAAGCCCAGCAAAGCCCGGTCACGATGGGCGGCTTGACCGTTCACGCCATGCCCATTGACGGCGGCTATGCCGTATGGACAGAGGATGTGTCGGCTCTGCGTGACATCAAGGAGAACTCCGAGCTTCTTGCAGACGAGCTGGCCGACAGGAACGAAATACTCCGTTATGAATACAAGCGTGAGACCAAGCGCCGCAAGGTGGAGGAGCAAAACCGCCTGTATGATCTCCTGCGTTCCGCTACGCAGACGCAGATCGACCGCATTGCGGAGCTCACTAAGGAATATCGCCGAATCTCAAGCACCGATCCCGACAGGGCCAAAACGCTCCTTGCCGAGATTGCCGTGCTGTGCAGCTATATTAAACGCCGCAAGCATCTGACGCTCCTTACCGACCGAGATATTAAAATAGCGGCAACGGAACTCCACCGTGCCTTCAATGAGTCCCTACAAACGCTGAAGCTGTTGGGCGTCCGCAGCTCGCTCTATGTGGACGAGTCTCTTTCCATGCTCTCCGGCAAAACGGCGACCGCTGTATTTGATTTTTATGAATCGGTTATTGAAGCCGACATTTTGAATTTAACAGGCATACAGGTAAGCCTCATAAAGGCAGACGGCTTGCGCTTGTCACTGAATGTGTGCTGCAAAGCCGATCTTTCCGCTTTGGTAAGCGGAGAGGGTATCCGCTGTGAAAAAGAGGATGACGAGGAATACCAGCACCTTGTATTTGAAGCGAAAGAAGGTGACAGGAAATGAGTGCATTTTCTTCCCTTTCTGAATTCTGGCAGACCATGTTGCCGTTTGTTATGCTTGTGGAAATTGTCCTTGAAATCGGGCTGTTTCTGTATCAGCTTCTCCGCAGCAACAAGCCGGTGCGCAGCCTGCTGAGCCTGGCGGTTATGGCGGTGATGATCCCGCTGCTGTTCTCCGTTTCCCAGGCAGATTCCGATAATATCGGGGACGCATTTCTGCTGGGCGCACCGTGGCTGATATTTGCCGCTGCCATTTTCCTTGCGGCAGTTCACTTTGCCATTGCTCTGCCGCGGGAATACCGTCGTAAAAAGAACGAGCTCTCGCCGTTCTCAATTAAGGAAGCAACGGATAAGCTGCCTATGGGCATCTGCTTTGCCGACCCGAACGGCAGGATCATCCTGTGCAACAACCGTATGCGCCGGCTCTCCTTTGCCCTTTGCGGCCACGAGCTGCAAATCAAAAGCGATATGGAAAATGCCTTGAGCGTGCCGGACAGATCCGTAACCGTCAAGGATGATTGCTACATCCTGCCCGACAAGACAGTCTGGCAATTCCGCACACAGAATATCACCGTGGACGGCGATGACCACTGGCAGCAGATAACGGCGCATAATGTAACCGAGCTGTATAACGGCTATCAAAAGCAAGAGGAAATAAATAAAGAACTGGCGGAAGTCAACCGAGAACTCAGGAAAATGTACGCCCGCATGGAGGACGATGTCAAGGAAAAGGAAAGCCTTGACCTGAAGGTCTATATTCACGATACCATCGGCCGAAGCCTCCTGACCATCCGTGACATCATAGACAGCGGTGAGAATACCGAGCGAAAGCTTGAGGCGCTGCAAAATGCCATCGGTATGCTGGCAAGCAACCGTGTCACCTCTGTCAGCACAATGGACGAGGTAAACAGAACCGCACGGCAGCTTGGCGTGGCTGTAAAAATCGACGGCTACCTGCCCCGTGATACCGCAGCCGAGGAGCTGACCGTTGCTGCCGCCAAGGAGTGCGTGACCAACTGCATCAAGCACGCAGACGGGAATGAGGTATATATCCGCATTGCCCAGCGCGGCGAACGCTATGATGTTACCATAACCAACAACGGCAAAATACCCACAGAGCCGATAAAGGAAGGCAGCGGCCTGTCAACGCTTCGCCACAGTATTGAAAGCTCCGGCGGTGAAATGCATATTTCGCACAATCCACGCTTTGCTCTTCTGATTACGATTCCCACAAAGGAGATCAGCCTATGATAAACACCATACTTGTAGAGGATGATTTATACATCCAAAAGCACTTTGTCGATCGTCTTGCGGCAGACGGCGAGTTTCATCTTGTCGGCGTTTTCCGTGACGCCTTTGAAGCGGAAAAGCACTGCGAAGCCACCGTAAAGCTCGTCCTTATGGATGTGCAGACGCAGCATAAGCACTCCGGTCTTGCCGCCGCAGAGCGCATCAAAAAGGCTTTTCCGCAAATCAAAATCGTTGTGGCTACCTCGCTTGTCGATCCCGAAGTTTTGCAAAGAGCCAAAATGGGTGCAGCCGACAGCCTGTGGTATAAGGACCACGGCACAGAGGAACTGATGAGCGTGGTAAAGCGCACCCTGGCAGGGGAAAAGGTATTTCCCGATATCGCTCCGGCCATTGAAATGGAGGGGACGATGTCCGATGCCTTCTCGCCCCGGCAGTTAGACATCCTACGCCTTTATATAAAGGGCTTTACCTATCAGGAGATTGCCGATAAGCTGGGCATTTCCAAAAACGGCGTTCGCTGGAACCTGGACGATATGGTGGAAAAGGGCGGCTTTGAAAGCAGAGAAGCGCTGGTCGCAACCGCCATTGAAAACAAGCTCATGGTAACCACCTTAAAAGACGAATAAGAGAAAGTGAACCCCTTGGCTGTATGGTCAAGGGGTTTTTCGTGCCCAAAAGGCAAAAATTTTTTGAAAAAATCGAGATTTTTCTTCTGTTACTGGCACAAGTGCCAGTGACAAGCGCCAAAAAATCAGTACAATAGATACTGTAAGATTAGGGTTGTGCTTTTAGAAGGTGGTGATGAATGATGAAAAAAATCGTTCTGGATATTCAGAGCGGTATCCATGCGCACACCATGGAGCGAATGCTAATGCAAAAATTGGACGATTGCCAAGTTGTGATTTCCGAGTCGCCGGACGCAACCGCCGAGTGGTGCAAAACGCATCGACCGGATGTGCTTTTAATGGAGGTCAAGGCGTATTCGCCATGGATGTTCAAAGAACGAATGGCAATCCGTGACAAGGTAAAACGGAACACGGAAAACTGCCGTGTCATTCTCTTTGTGGATGACGATACAGACGGAGAGTTGACCGAAAAGGTACGGCAGGCAAAGCGTGAGGGTCTGATAGACGCTTTTCTCTTTGGCTCGGTGTCCGAAAACTACTTTGCTTCGGTAATCGACAGCGTTTAAATCACAAGGTGATGGACAACAGCACTGAGCGCAGTATACAAGACGGAGGTCTTGGTTTTGTTCCAAACCGGGAGTAGCACTCCTGCATGAGCGTGTCAATGCCCGTCAGGTTCTTCTCCCAAAAGCGCTCGGCAATGTCCAATAGCCTATCCGGCAATTCTGCCGGGTTGGCATAGTGGTTGCGCAACTGCTCAACCACAAAATTCTGGTAGGCCACATGGCCGCCAGGATAAATCGGTAACATCGAAGTCGCCCCCTGTTCGCAAAAGTCATTTCTGTAAACAAGGGCGCGAAGCGCCTCGTTTTTCGAGCCGTTTGTAAAGCTCTTTTTGCAAAAAAAGTGGGTGATTTCGATAAAAAAGGAACCTCCAAAACCAGTGTTTTCAATGGGCTGGAGATTCCGAGAGTCTATATACTTTTTAAGGAGGAAGGAATCATGAAAAAGCAATGGCTCAGCATTGTACTGGTGCTCTGTATGGTGCTGTGCATGGCGCCCGCAACGGCGCTTGCAGCGGAGGGTGAAACGGGTACGCTGAAGATTACCGTGGATCTAAGCGGACTGTATGATGGGGTCGATGCAGGAGGCAAGACATTTAGCTTTGAGATTCTCCGCAAATACGCTAATTATGGCCACTATAAAAATGCGGACATTACCATTAAGTCGGGCGAAACAGCGGGCACAGTGGATGTGCCAGTCGAGGAAGGAAAGTATGTCGTAAAGCAAATCAGTCATGCTACGATAGACGGATATGATTGGGAGAATGCGTCCCATCAACCCGGCACCATAGCTGAAAGCACGGAGCAGGAAGTGTTTGCAGGCAAGACGAAGTCAGTTACCGTACATAACTTTTACAAAATAGCGGTAACAAAGGAGATCACGGAGCTGCCGATCGAGATCGACGGATATGCGCTGAATGCAAAGGCGGGCGACATCGAGGCTTCAACAGATCAGATGCGCGTTGATATCCATAAGGTTACCATTAAGCAGCGCAATGCAAGCGGCGGCTGGGATGATCTGGCATCTGACGCCACGATTCAGGCAAATACGCAGTATGCGGTAGAAATCTTTGTTAACGCAAAACCGGAGTATACCTGCACCGGGCTTACAAAGGATAATGTGACCGTAAACGGGAAAGAGGCAAGCGTCTTTGAGAATCCATCAACTCAATCTGGCGGCGATATGCGGGTATTCTACGAGCTTGAGGTGCTGGAGGTCGTCAAGACGGTGGAGAGCATCGAGATCACAACACCGCCTGCCAAGACCGAGTACATGGTCGGCGAGGATTTTGACCCGACGGGCATGGTGGTCACCGCGCATTATACCGACGGCACCACGGCTGACCTCTCCAGAGACAAGTACGTGATCTTCTATGGTGACAAGCTTGCTCTGGGACGGGCATCTGTAACGATCCAGTATAACGATGGCAGCGGCGGCAGTAATATCAAGACCTACCAGGCCATCACCGTGAAGCCGTATGTAGGTCCCCATACCCATACCTACGGCGGTCCGTGGTATGCGGACGCAAAGAGCCATTGGCATCAGTGCACCGACAGCGCCTGCCCGGATCCGAGCGGCAGCACAAAGGATCTGGCGTCCCACACCTTCGTGTGGAAGGTAGACCAGGCGGCCACCACGACCCAGACCGGCCTGAAGCATGAGGAGTGTACCGTCTGCAGCTATAAACGCAGCGAGAACACCGAGATCCCCGCCCTGCAGGATTACGCCGTTACCGTCACCTGCGGCACGGCAACCGTTGCCGCAGGCACACCTATCACCCGCGCCATGGAGGGCGTTGAGGTCACCGTTACGGCGGACGCACCGGAGACCGACAAGATCTTTAACAAGTGGGTCGTGCTGGAGGGCAGTGTCACCCTGGCAGACGACACCAAGGCTACCACCACCTTCACCATGCCCGCAAGTGCTGTGAAACTTGAGGCCACCTATAAGGATGCGCCTCCTAGCCATACCCACAGCTATGGCACAGATTGGAAGTATGACGACACCAATCACTGGCATGAGTGCGAGTGCGGCGACAAGGTCGATGTAGCGGCTCACAGCGCCAGCGAGTGGATCATTGACACGGCAGCTACCGAAACCGCAGAAGGCACTGAGCATAAGGAATGCACCGTCTGCAAGAAGGTGCTTGAAACCGCAACGATCCCCGCAACACATACCCACAGCTATGGCACAGATTGGAAGTATGACGACACCAATCACTGGCATGAGTGCGAGTGCGGCGACAAGGCCGATGTAGCGGCTCACAGCGCCAGCGAGTGGATCGTTGACACGGCAGCTACCGAAACCGCAGAAGGCGCTAAGCATAAGGAATGCACCGTCTGCAAGAAGGTGCTTGAAACCGCAACGATCCCCGCAACAGGCAGCAGTCATACCCACAGCTACGGCACGGATTGGAAGTATGACGACACCAATCACTGGCATGAGTGCGAGTGCGGCGACAAGGCCGACACAGCAGCACACAGCTTCCAGTGGATGATCGACAAGGCCGCTACCAAGGAAGCCACCGGCATCAAGCACGAGGAATGCACCGTTTGCGGCGCCAAGCGCAGCGAGAACACGGTTATCGACAAGCTCCCCGACAGCGGTAACACCGGCAATACAGGCAGCGGTGATAATAACACCGATAAGCCCGGAAAGGACGACTCCACCAAGTCTCCTCAGACCGGTGACAGCAGCAACCTCATCGGTTGGCTGGCTGCTCTGTTCGTCAGCGGCGGCGTTCTGACCGTGCTGGGCGTAAGCAGCAAAAAAAGAAAGGAATCCGAGGCTGAATAAGCCAACGCTTCCGAAATCGAAATAACCTAAATACAATAGGCGGTGACGGATCATTCCGCCACCGCCGGCAGTGAGCTGCTGTTCATTTTCCATGAGGACGGGCGTTCAAGATATTACTTCGAGTCGAATATGCAGGAGTTTGACCGGAAGGCGGCAAGCGACACTCACACTTTGACCTTGTATCCCCGGCCGAACGGCGACGGAGAGGTATCCCTGCTCCATTGGAAGCGTGCCGCCACGGACAGATTTTTCCTTTTCCGTATGACCAAGCCCGGCGTCACGCTGACCGGCGAGATGTGTCTGTGGGAGGACGAAACGCCCATCGGCACCGGTCTGCCGATGCTGTTTGACTTCCTGGATGAAGTCAGAATATCGAAGTAAAAGTAAAGTTAGGTTAAGCAATGCAGGATAACAGAATACCGCCGCAGACAAGACCAATGACCGAGGCGGAAATACTCCGCAGGCGTAAGCTGCGCCGTGCGGCGATCAAAAAGCAAAAGAGGAGAAGGACACTCTTTCTTACCGCCTGCGGCCTTGCGGCGGTGCTGCTCATAGTGGGCATCGTGCTGCTGTGCCGGGGCTGCGGCCATACCGAGGGCAGCACTCATAACGAGAGCATCTACGGCAGCTTTGCAATATCCGACAGGAGCTGCGTCTATACCTTCCGTGAGGACGGCAGCGGGGAGCTACGGCTCTCCGGCGCACCGTATAGATTCCGCTTCGCGCTGTCCGGCAGGACGCTCTCTATCGACTTCGAAGCCGAGGCACTGACCGACTGCGAGTACGAGGTGGCGTATACCGATACGGGGCTTGAGCTGACCGCAGGCAAGGGTACGGCGACACAGGGTGAGAAATTCACGCTGAACAGAACAGAAAAATGATCGTTGTTTCCTATTTTATTCAGAGTTGCGAGGTGTTCGATGCAATTACCAAATAAACTATACTCATATAAAACAGCACCGTGGCGTTAATACCCAAAGTGCTGAGTGAAATCAAGGATGGTCCTATTCATTTGTTTGAGTTATATGATAGACTGAAACCGGAACTCAATGATGCGACAGATTTTTTATCCGTCATGGATTGCCTATATGCTCTGCGGGCAGCAGATATTAATAATAAAGGTGAGGCGTTTATATGCTTTTAGAGATGTTCTCCCCAGTGTTTATGAAGCAGGGTGAATTTGTCCTCCGATTCGATTCAAAAAGGGGTTGAATGTCGTGCTTGGCAAAGAGGATGGCGCAAATTCTATCGGAAAATCCTCTGCCATGCTGGCAATAGATTTTGTCTTTGGAGGCGACACCTATCTGAAAAGTGACGGCGTAAAACACATTAGACACCATACTATATTCTTCGCATTTCAGTTCTGTGGTCAAAAGTACTGTTTTGCCCGTGCTACAGAGGATGCCGATAATGCGTTTCTTTGCAAAGAAAACCATGATTTGATGGGTCCATACCGGATGAAAGATGAGTTTGTAAATTGGTTGAAAGTGCAGTATCATATGGACTTCGATGGCTTATCTTTCAGAATAGCATTGAGCAGTTTCTTCAGAATCTATGGCAAGGATAATACAGATGAACGCCGACCACTGAGAGGTATCCCGAGACAGGATATGGAAAAATCCATTGCCCTGTTGGTTGCTCTGTTTGACAGAAATAAAGACATCCAAGTATAACGTAAGAACCTTGCCGAGGAAAAGAAGAAACTCGATGTCTTTAAAGAAACTCTAAAATACCACTTTGTGTCAAGCCTTGTCGGCGGCAAAGATAAATATGAGGCGGATGATATGATGAAGCTAAATAAATATATTTTAACCTTACTTATAGTTCTGGCTGTGATTGCCGCGTTTTCGGGCTGTGAGGCGAAACCCTCCGATGATCCTGATTTGACCGAAAACAAAACAACCGATGTCTCCCACTTGACGACCGTGCAAAATGACACCGATCTTTCGAGGCTTCAAAAAACCATTCTCGATAACAACGAATCGGTTGGTATTGCCTATATCGGTTATGTCGGCTATGAGGCGAATGAGCAGGAGGTTTACAGTTTTTTAGATAACAGTCAGTATGCGGATAAATATGATTTCCTCTGCGGCTCTCCCCTTGTAAACGTTGGCGGTGCGGAGCTGTATGCGGTAGTTATTGCCGATACTGAATACATTGCTTCTGTTTATCAGGCGGAAATAACCGATAACGGCGAATACTCCGTAAAGACTGACGATGCAATTTATAAATACAGCGGCTACGGAATTGATTATTTTTTACTGCGCTGCAATGAAAGCGAAATACACTCAAACGTATCGCTGCTTTTTGAAAAGGGAAACAGCTCTTTTTCGGTGTTTCCGATGCTCTCCGGGATGGACGGACATCTTGTCGCTGAGAATTTTTATGATTTTTCCATATACAGTGATTACGGCGACGACAGTGAAGCCGAGGATAGAAATGTTACAATAGCCAGAGAAATTCTTTTGGAGTCTCAAGAGGTGCAGTACTACATAAATATCGGTATGAGTGTGCAATATACAGGGCAAATCCAGGAAATTTACGGTCGCCCGTGCTGGATTTTTGCGCTTGGCACAAACAGAGACGACCAATTCGTCAGAGAGCGCTATTACGGAGTGTGTGACAACCTTATTTATTTTTACGATGCGTTGAATGACACATGGGAAGTTCTCGGGAACGGATAAATGGCAAAAATTAATTACTTGAAGGAATTTTTATAATGTGACTTACCAAAGCGTGTGAGATTGCCCGCTTCAAGGGCGTTTTTAAGGTCAGCACATACTACGGCAATTCAAAAACACAGCATTTATATTACCTTGTTGTTCCTTGCTCAGATGAAGCTTATATTGTTGACTTCAGACTGGAGAAATTATATGACAATGATATTTCCGATATGAAGGGCATTAAATAGGCTTTCTTAAAGGGCATTAAGGCGAAAAAGAATAATTAAAGTGCATTAAAAAGGAGGAATCTTTTATGGGATTATTTGACAAAAAGTTCTGTGACATATGCGGTGATAAAGTCAATCTGCTCACTCAGAAAAAGCTTTCGGACGGACAGCTTTGCTCAGAGTGCAAGCAAAAGCTAGGCTCATTCACAAGCGGCTGGAAGCAGAGAACCGTTCAGGATGTTAAAGCGCACCTTGAACAGAGAGAGCAGAACAAGCAGAAGTATCAGCAGTTTAACTGCACCGCAGCGGCGGGCGGAAGAAACAGTACGCTTCAAGCGGATTTTAATCACCGCTGGTTTATCTTTGCTATTGATAACAGAGATTTCAGGAGCGGCAACCCTCAGGTGTTTGAGTTTTCTCAGCTTCAGGATTTCTGGATCGAGCCGGAATACAGAACACTTGACGATTCGGATAACGACGGTATCCCTGACAACCGGGATGATTTCGACAACAGACAGCTTAACAATCAGGGCGGCTTCGGCGGAAACATGAACCGAATGAACAATATGATGAATACATCCATGCTCAATATTCCGCTTGCCGCTCAGCCGTTTGTGCGTAATTCAAGCTCATGTTCCTCGCCTAACGAAATCCGTGAGGTATCCAACATAAGAGTTTGCTTCCGTGTTACCGACCTATATATAACGAACCCGATAGGTTTTGATGTAACATCGGGCATTTCATCGGGCAATCAGATGGAGCTTATGAACGCTTATGAAACAGCCGTTCAGGTTATGCAGCTTTGCCGGCAGATAAAGCAGGGCGGAGCTTCCGTAAACCAAGGCTACAGCCAAATGAATCAGAGCTACGGTCAGCCGCAGCAGAATATGGGCGGATTTGCAGGCAACACGGTCCAAAATGCCGCCTACACCGCAGCAGCATCCGCTCAGGTTCAAAACAACGCCTATAATAATGCTGCACCCGTTACACCGCAAACAGTTGACGCTTCCTGGATTTGCTCATCCTGCGGCACACGTAACGAAGGCAAATTCTGTCAAGGCTGCGGCTGTGCAAAGCCTGCAGCAATGCCTTCACGCTGCCCGAGCTGCGGATGGACTCCGGCAAACGGTCAGCCTATGCCGAAATTCTGCCCAGAATGCGGAGCACGCTTGTAATTTGAAGCGAGCAGACTGCATTAAAAAAGTGAGCTTATTTTTGCTTATGTTGTTATTACCTATAGGTCTTTTCGGCTGCGGAGCAAAGAAAAAATACACTGTGGCAGATGTGAGTGTAATCAGTTTTTCCTGTTCGTCAATGAGCTACACGGATTCTTATGCTTATTCTCTCAAAAAAGAAAATGAGGAATGGCTTTTTGATGCAAACTATTCCTACGACTATGAAAATCCAAGGGTAGAATTTGAGAATAAAAAAGTAAGCGCACAGGATGCCGCGGCAATACTTGACGTTGTGAAAGAGCAGGGCCTTATTTTACAGGCTCAGAAGTATAAACCTCCGCGAATTAAAGTCTTTGTTCTCGACGGCGGCGGATACTTTCTTTATTTTAAGATGAACGACGGCACAGAAATCAATGCGGAAATATATAACGAGGATTTGGTAAATGAATTACGCACTTTGACAGAAAAGTGCCGAAAATCATAACATACCGTGTTAACTAAAGCACGGAATAATATATTGGAGGAAAAACCATGGCAGACATTAAATCAATTGCAACGGCAACAGCCCCGAGAGAGTTTGAACTCTCTTATTCAACCACCGTTGAAGAGGTATACGAAAAGCTCAGCGCACGCGCTTCGGCTTTTAAAATGCCCTTCAAAATCAAAGAGGGAATCCCCGGAAAGCGCATTTCTTTTGAGAAAGAACCGAACCTCGATGTTACGATTTGGGTTTTTGTTAAGGACGACAATAAAATCAAGGTCATGGCAAACATTCAGGAGAACAAAACGACCGTCAACGGTATGCGCGTTGACAAAAACAGCGTAATGCAAAAAGGCGTAAAAGGTGTAGCTAATCTTCCTATTGAAAGAGGCGAGTATCTTGACGAAGTGACCGAAAAGGTTAAAAAGATACTCAACGGCGAGCAGGTTGAAGATTATGTAGCGCCCGTTGGTGCCAACGTCAGCGGACAGACCGAAAAAAATTGGCTTGTAGCCCTTCTTCTCTGCTTTTTCCTCGGCGGAATCGGTGCACACCGTTTCTATGTGGGTAAAGTAGGATCGGGTATTCTTTATATTCTCACCTTCGGCATTTTCGGCATCGGTGTTCTTGTTGACCTGATAAAGATCATTCTCGGCAAATTCACCGATAAAGACGGCAATCCCATTCAAAAAAAATAAAAATAAAAAAAGAGAGGGTCGATTAACATGAAAAAAATTCTGGCATTACTCATGATTTTTGCTGTTTCACTCAGTCTTTTTGCTTGCGGAAAGGCTGACGGCGACGGTAAGGAAAACACAACAGGAAATACTGCCGCAGTTGATAAGACGGAAGACACATCAGCCGAAGTAACAACGGCGGCAGAAATGAAGAAGGGCGACAAAGGCAACGGACCTGCAGATATCAACGCAGAGTTTATCACTCTCAAGCTTCCGTCCGGCTACAACTATGAGGTTGATTCTTTTAGTAAAGATTCAAATGATCCGCTCTATGGCGATGTTACTCTGTATATCTATAAGGATGGCTCATACTCATCTATTGCGACTCTTACCGCTACAGCCCGAAACATGGTTCGCAGTCAGGAAGAGGCTGTTGAAAACACGATAAAGCTTTGCAACCTTCAGACCTATAAAAACGGAGAATCTGAAATCGGCAAAGATGCTCAATACGGTGAAAACACCTATTCGACTGTTCATGTCACAACAGAATACTATGAGAAGGACTTCTTTGTTACATATGCAAACAGAGGTGCATCGGATACAAAGGGACTTCTTGTCAAGCTTGAAATCAATAATAAGAATATCAAAGCTGACGACCCGTTTATCAAAGAGCTTCTTGACAGCCTTAAGATAGTTATGGCTTAAAAATTCGGGGACTGTACCTGAGCATTTTCAGGTACAGTCCTGCTTGCAAAAGGAGATCTTGTTATGAGTAAATTAAAAGAAAAAAAAGATATTAAAATGACTATATTTATTATAGTCGTCGGCGTCAGCTTGATAGTTGCGGGCATTTACGGAGTTGTTTCGAGCAAAATTGAAAGCAGAGATTATAAAAACTCAACCGATATACAGAAAATTCCTGCCGTTATTATCGACTTCTCAACCAGCAACAGTAAGGACGATTCCGGTGATGTAAAGTATACAACATATAAATTTAAGGTTTCATATGTTATTGACGGAAAAACCTATAAGGGAAAATGTGAAGAGCGTGTCTGGTCAAGCGACTACTCAAAAAAATATGCCTATGATAAATTGAGAAAAGGCGACACAATAGATGTCGAGATTTATAAAACCTCAAAAGGCGAGTACAAGATTTCTCCCGAGGGAAGTCCCGTCGATTTTCTTCTCTATTGTGCGGCAATTCCCGGCGGTATATTTTTGGTTGTTATAATGATATGCGACGTTGCAAAAGACAAACGGAGAAAGAAAAGTGAAAACGAAATAACCAGCAAGCAATAAATCAGAGGTATTTTTATGGATTTATCAATATCACTGTTAATTGCGGCTTCCTTTGCCATATTATGTACATACTATATCGGCGAAAAAATTCTTGTTATAGATTTTTCGGCATACCGTCCGCAGAATTTAAAAAAGGCCAAGCTTGAAAGATTGCTTGCAAAAAAGGACGCTCCCCTTCGGAATTCAAAAATCCGAAAAGATATAAGAAATGCCTTTGAAAGAATTCTGATACCGCTAGGAAAAGCGGATAAAGACCTTCTTCCGGCAAGAATGGATATGGCATTCCGAAAAAAAATCGTCAGCCAAATCAACAGACTTAACAAAAATAAGCTTTGCCGAAAAATTTACGTTACGGATGTTGTTCCCATCCCTAAAAATGACTTTGAAACATGGAGCGATGACGGCAGAGAATGGCGTGAATCGGTTTTAAAGTGCAGCACACTGGAGCGTTTCGAGTCAACCAAAGACGACACGGTTCAGCATGAGATATACCGTAAAAATTCATATCTCAGAATACTCCAGTCAAGACATGTTCGCCTTGCCGATCAAAAAGAAAAAAAGAAAAGCTATTATAACGATATGTTAAGAATAACCTGCCCGTCCTGCGGTGCAAGTGTCAAGCTTGACAGTCAGCAGGTGACCTGCGAATACTGCGGCGCCGTTATTAAAAACGAGTTTTACGATTGGCAGACCGAGTCGTTCGAGATTTATGAATCTATCAGTACAAACCTGAAAAGATTTTTACAGCTTATCGTGTCCGGCTCCATACTTTTCTTGTGTGTCTTTCTGTGCTTATATTTAATCGAGGACACCGAGATTTCCCTTGCGGCCGGCGTCGGTGCAGCGATTCTTGCTTTGGGAGTGATTGTTTCGCCTATTATCTACGGAAAAGTTAAGCAAGACAACCTTGCGAAGAAAATCGTAGGATACTCAGAGAATTACCTCAGAGCCTGCTTAAACGAATACTCCTTGAAAAATGAAAGCGACAAGGATATGCTTGATTTCAGCGTTGATACAATCAAGCTTTTAAAGGTTGCAAATACAGACGAGATAACAAAGGTTACGGCTGAAATTTACGGAACCAAAACATTCCTTCCCGAAAATCAAAAGCCGTTTACAAAAAAAATTAAAAAGAAATTGACCCTGCAAAGAGCAAGAAATCCGAAAAAAAGAAAGACTGACGGTGATTTCTTTACTGAAAAAGAATGTCCGAGCTGCGGAGCAAACTTCCTGCCCGATGAAAACGGATGCTGTTCTTATTGCGGTTATACCCTTCACGAAGATAGCATAAAGTGGAAAATAAAAAACTGAATCTTGTTAAAATCCTTCAATGCCAATTAAGGTAATGAAGGAAAACAGATTGGAGGATACAATGGGAATTTTTGATAAATTAAAAAACACAGCACAACAGGCAGTTGTTTCTGCCGTACAATCTGCGGGTAACAAAAGGGAAACATTTACATTTTCCGCATTGCCCGAAAGCCTTGCCGAAATGCAGGCGCTCCCCGAGGCAAGCCTTGATACTCCGTTCCAAGCCGCCGCTCTCACCGTGCTGGCACTGTGTGCATACGCTGCCGACAAAAACATCGGAACAGAAATGCTTAATTGGCTCAGAGGTCCGCGTCCGCTGAACAGAATGGAAATTTCCTTTTTGAACGACCGTTTCCGTGACGGAAAAACCTATCTTCCGTTTACTTATTTTGCGGGTTCGACACCCGAGAATAACTACACTCCTTCCGAGCCATATACAATAGTCGTCGAAAGCAATCATGTTTCGGCGGAGGAGCAAGGATATATGAAGCTCTTTATACCGTGCGGCGGTGCAGATGACCCGCGTCCGATAAAACTTCGTCAACGCGGAAGCGACGGAAAATGGTTCTTATGGGAGCAGTACCTGCTGACCGGCGTACGTACCCCAAAAACGGCAGATCCTTGGGCATAAAATATTAAAAATTGGCTCCGCGGCTTTAAGGACTCTGTTTTTGCAGCAGAGCGAGTGCTTTTACTCGCCCACGGGAACCGAAGCGGCACCAAAAAGCCTGACAGAGCTTTTTGAAAACCTTGTGCAAATTGAATATTGAGCAGCAAGAATGGCTTGAGATCTGTGTTGGGCAGGTATCAGGCCATTCAATTTATGCCTGATCCCGCGGTTGTTATAATAATCCAGATAATAAATCGGACGAGCGCATCCGGGTCTTGCGGGTATGCAACAATCACCCGATGGAATATGACGATACGCTCGTCCGACAGATTATTGAATGCGTAGTGGTGGAATCAAAAGAGAAAATCAAGGTGGTCTTTATCGGCAGCACGGAAATTGAAATGGTTCTGTAAGCAGCCTTGAAAACAGAAACGGAGTGATGTAGAATGATTGTGACGAGTGTTCAAATCAAGACAGTGAAAACGCAAAAACATCTCTATTGTCCTGTCTTCACAAAAGCACTCGAGCAATCGGGTGCTTATTTTTTGTGATAAACACTGAAAAATCAGCTTATTTGCTATGTTTTTCAATCACTCAGCCTTTGCTTTTTGAGTGAATTTCGGTATCAAACAATATCAGCTAAAATCAATAAAGTTACACAGTAAATTATGCCATAGAGAGATTTTTGTACTATCCGAACAAGTCAGTTTACTTAAATAATACTCATCCGGTTCATATTTTGAAACTGTATCAAGAACATAATCAGCAGAAACAATCATAAAATGAATTAATTTATCATCGTCCATAAAACCACCTGCTTGTTCTTTAATCCATTTTATATATGGTGAATCAATAACTTAAAAAAAGAATGATTTGGAAATTCTTTTCAGACTTGTTGCCATTCACCTGCAATAAATTTAAAACGCATTTCTTCCGTTGAACGGCAATAACTTTCCACATCCGCCCATCTGATTGAAAAAAATTCCAGTTCATTATTTTCAAGAATAACTGTTAAACCGTCAAAATCATCACTTACAGATTTTATATTTAAGCCGTAACTGTTTATATTTTTTTAATATCCCATTTTTTAGATTTTGGTTTCTATCATTTGTCTGTTAATTTTATAGTAATAAACTTTATAATTACTTAGCTTAAAAAATATGCCGGACTATAATTTAAGTATCCGTACTAAACAAATGTATTTACTTCTGTTCGCCTGCATCGCGGACAACGGGCATTTTATCAAAATCATAGTATGAGAGTTCGTCTATTCCGTTTAAAAATGCGTGACAGCCGTTTACTATCATAAGATTGGTCTGCTCAATATTATAGCAACACACTATTACTTTTTTGCCTGACGCATAGGCATATCCGCACTCCCACGCAGTTCCGCTGTCGGAGTACATTCCGCCGTAAAGCAACACAACCGCATCGCAATCGTCAATTCCGCCTTTGTCAATTTTAAAAATTTCCTCTGCCCATTCTGCATTGGTAAGGCTTTCTCTGTTCTCAACATCGTGCTCCATAGGTACAAAAACTTCGTGACCTTTTGCTTTAAGAATTTCAGCCGCACGGTGAATATTTGCAATTTCGTTATCGTTAAAAAACGGCGATGCAAGGTAAATCTTCATATTAAAATCTCCTAAAAAATATTAAAAACATTATCGGTATGGTAATCGCCGCCATTGCCTGCGACACAAGAGCAAGGCTTGCGCCTGTTTGCGGACTTTCTCCGTATGCCGATGAAATTATAACGGTGTTAAGTCCTAACGGCATTGCATTTGCACAGAGTGCGGCAAAAACTATTTCATTTTCCGTATTAAAAAGCCTTAACACAGTCACAAAAATTGTCGGAAAAACTATAAGCCTAAGCACCGCCACAATATAAGTCTGCTTTACCTTGAGCAGGCTTTTTATTTCATATCCAGCTATTACAAACCCAGTCAAAATCATTGCAACAGGTGCCATACAGGCGGCACAATCTGTAAGAATTGTACTTACAAGCCGCACCCTCGGTATTTGCAAAAGTCCGAGAATTGCGCCGATAAACAGCGACACAAATATCGGATTCAGCAATGACTTCAAAGAAAACCCGCCCTTGTCAGACGGCACAAGCCACGCAATTCCGATTGAGTAAGTAAACATATTCAGCGGCAGAGTAAATATTAAATAATCGAAAAGTTCAATGCTGTCAGCGCCGTATATGCCCTGAACAAGCGCAGTTCCGACAAATCCGAAATTTGACACCGAAAGCGAATATCTGTACACTTTACGCAAATACTCGTCTTTGGTAAGAAATTTTGAGATAATAAAAGCAAGCACAACCGCAGCAATCAAAAGCGCAGTGCTGTAAACAAGGAAAATCCATTTTCGGCTTATATTTTCCACCGTACAATTATTCCAAAATGTATTGATTACGACCGCAGGCATAAATATTCCGTTTTCAAGGCGTGACAAAGTCCTGCCGCTGCCGTCAGATAAAATATTTTTCTTTTTAAGAACAAAGCCGATAAGAATAAAAGAAAAAAGCACGGCTATGTGATTAAGCGTAGATGAAAGTATTTCCATACGATATTTCCTTTATATTATAATACAAATTTCAGCATAAAACAATAACCGCAGGTCGAGCTGACCTGCGGCTGACAATATTATTATTAATTTTTTGTAAAATTGTATTCATTTGTTTTCTTCATCTTTTGAGCATTTATCGTCACACTCTGCCCGTTCTTCCTTTTTTTCAAGGTTCATAACCGCTGAAAGTCCTGCCGAAACCGAAGAAACCAAAAGTCCGCAGACTGCGCTTTTCCACATTTCTGCATTTGCAAAATCCGTTCCCGTCAGAAACAACGCAAGATTAGCGAGAATATATCCGAGTGCCGTCTGTAGGAATGTACGCAATGCTCTTTTAAGGCAGTTTTTAGTAAAACACATCTTCATATTACATAATATTCCGATGCCTTAAAAATGTACTTATTTATTATCGGATATTTCGGGCAATCCCGCAATACTTGTAAGCAACGAAAGAATACCCGAAAGCACGCTTGCGGAAGCAACCGCTACCCAATTCACATCACTTAGCACCGCAGACACGCCGATAACCGAAATCGCTGTTTGAGCCACGGTTTTTGCCGCACGGATACCCGCAGCTTTTGCCCATATTTTAAAACCGTTTTTCATAATTTCACCCCCTGTAATACATTTTAATTTAAAAGTTCAATATAAATTTCTGCCCATAAAAGCGATATTAGCTTATTTCTTTTCACTATTTATATGCTCAAGGTCAGCAATTCTATGATTTACAACTCTTATTTCTTCGTCCGTAACGGCTGACATTCGCTCAAGTTTGAAAACACGCTCTTGCAGATGATTATATTTATCCTGCTTATGTTCAAGCTGATCTAACCGATACACAATCAATGATTTGGTCTTTTCGTTTTCGCTTTCCTGTCGCTTACGGTTTGACGCATTTATCAGCAATTGACAAATAATACTTCCGCCCGCAACAATCAGTGCAGTCACAATTTCTGTACTCATATCACACCCCCTTAACTATGCGTAAAATACTTTTAAAAATTGCAGTAATTAGGCTAATTTTATTAAAAAAGAATTAAAAAGGCACAAAAAAGCACCCTGCCGTGAGTCGCCCCAAAAAGTTAGACTAAAAATCTAACGATTTGGAGGTCGGTTCACCGAGCAAGGTGCATAATCTAATATTTATTAACAAAAGCAAGAATTTTTCTTGCTGTATCAAGACTTACTTTTGAAACATCACCGTACTTCAGAAAAGCATTTGCATTACCCGGATTAAGGTTTAATTCCTTATAAATACGGTAGTTGCTCATATTTTTAGATTTTCTTGTAAAACATATTTTCTGATACATCATTTGTTTTAATTTATTTTCCAAAACTTTTTTATCTTTTTCGTAAATATAATTTTGGTATATCGTACGATAATGGCTTAATCTTTCCGAATTTAAAAAATCATTTATATTATTTTCTTCAAGACCGGAAAGTTGATTGCAAGCTGTTTTTAAATAAGAATATTTTTTTATAAGTCTTTTTTTTAAATCTTCTTTTGTATAAAGAACAAGGTACATAGTAAGCGCATCTTGCAATCTTGCATTAGAAGAAGCAAGATTTGAAAATATATAGAGTGAGGTTGTATTACATCCCGACAATTCTTTAAGCTGAAAAAGCAAGTAACCCTTAAAAGTCAACTCTCTCACTTAAATCTCTCCTTATAATGATTATAATTTATAACCAATGCATTTCTGTCAAAATCAGACAGCATACCGTAACAGACATCATCAATTAACTTATCCAATAAATTCCAATCCAAAGATTTATAAACCAATTCGTTTTCTATATCTTCAACATCCTTATCACGCATTGAACATAATTTTGAAACCACCAAATCTTCAAGCGATACAGTATAAAATTTAACTTTTTTAGTCGGAATATCTATCGGTATAATTCGGTTTAAATAATCATCAGGAAAATTTATTCTGTATGCGCTTACATTCATATTTATATTATAAATTTCTAAAAGTTGTTTTATTTCATCACTTGCATTTATTGAATCTATATCATGAGTTGAACGATATATTTTTTCAAGCAAAACAAGTGCACTTCCACCTACGATTATACAAGAATAAGTATCTGCCGTAGTATCAAGCAAAGACATATCATTATCAACACTCATCAGCCTTTTTATAATTTCAGCTTTATTCATTTCCATATTATCACTGCATACCGTATATATTGTATTTTGAATAATAGTATTATTTAATTTATATTATAGATTATTTTATCATATTTGTCAACAAAAAAGCACCCTGCCGTGAGTCGCCCCAAAAAGTTAGACTAAAAATCTAACGATTTGGGGGCGGTTCAAAGCAAGGTGCAATTTTGAAATACAGGTATAAAAATGTAACTTGTTAATTAAAGAATGTCGATATGCTCGCCGTTGAGAGCCTTGTTCATACTTCTTACTGCGCAGAATTTACCGCACATTGAGCAAGTATCTTCGTGCTCGGGTTTGCGGTCATCACGGATTTTTCTTGCGGTTTCGGGGTCAATGGCACAATCCCATTGAGCCTCCCAATCAAGCTTTCTTCTTGCGTCTGCCATTTTGTCGTCAATTTCTCTTGCACCACGCACACCTTTTGCAATATCGGCTGCGTGAGCCGCAATTTTAGAGGCAATAATTCCCTGCTTTACATCGTCAACATTCGGTAAAGCCAAATGCTCGGCAGGAGTTACATAACAAAGGAATGCGGCACCCGAAGCAGCGGCAATAGCACCGCCGATTGCGGAAGTAATATGGTCATAACCCGGGGCAATATCTGTCACCAACGGACCTAATACATAGAACGGAGCGCCGCAGCAGATTGTCTGCTGAATCTTCATATTAGCCTCTATCTGGTCCATCGGCATATGACCCGGACCCTCTACCATTACCTGAACATCTTTTGACCATGCTCTTTTTGTAAGCTCGCCAAGGCGCACAAGCTCCTCAATCTGACAAACATCAGAAGCGTCTGCAAGGCAGCCCGGACGGCAAGCGTCACCGAGAGAAATTGTTACATCGTACTCACGACAAATGTCGAGGATTTCATCGTAATACTCATAAAACGGGTTTTCGTTGCCTGTCATACACATCCAGGCAAACACAAGTGAACCGCCACGGGAAACTATGTTCATCTTTCTCTTATGCTTTTTAATCTGCTCAATAGTCTTTCTCGTAATACCGCAGTGGAGTGTTACAAAGTCCACACCGTCCTGTGCGTGAAGTCTTACAACATCAATAAAATCTTGTGCTGTAAGTGTATCGAGGTCACGCTGATAATGAATAACGGAATCGTAAACAGGTACAGTACCAATCATTGCCGGACATTCGCTTGTGAGCTTTCTGCGGAAAGGAATTGTGTTGCCGTGCGACGAAAGGTCCATAATTGCGTGAGCACCCATATTTACAGCCTGCATAACCTTTTCCATTTCAATATCATAATCTTTGCAATCTCTTGAAATACCGAGGTTTACATTTATTTTTGTTTTTAGCATTGAGCCTACGCCCTCGGGGTCAATGCACTTATGGTTTTTATTTGCGCAAATTGCCACCTTGCCCTCTGCTACGAGCGGCATAAGTTCTTCTACTGTCATTCTTTCTTTTTTAGCTACGATTTCAAGTTCCTTTGTTACAATTCCCTTTCTTGCAGCCTCCATCTGTGTTGAATATTCTCTCAT